TACTTGGGTAACCTCAGGTTCAATGAGGTCTGTGATTGCAGCATTTACCTCCGTTAGGGCTGTGCCTAAGAAGAATACTACTACGGGTACTATGATTGCGGCTGATAGAAAAGTCATATGTTATTTCCTTTATACTAGGTCTACGATTTCACAGGAGTCACCAGAACATGCGAGTGTTTGGCTACCTGCAGTGTTGTCTTCCTTCTCATAGTCAGATAATTCTTCCCAATTAATTTTATCTGGCATACAAGACAGAAGGGTTTTGTAGTCTGTCTTACTACAATCTTGGTAAGGAGCTTGCTGGTAGGTGTGCTCATCAAAGGGCAAGAAAGATACACCAGACATCTCATCGAAGTGTTTATAAACAAAGGCACCTACTTCTAGCCACTCATTGTTTTTAACATTTATAGTTACAGATGGCTTGTGCTCACACCACGAGCGTTGATAGGCTAGCCACATCCCTAGCTGTTCAATGGCAGTCATATCAGCAGTAACTATTGCACCGTCTGGAGCTTTCATAGGGAAGCTGAACACAGTAGTCTGGTCAGGCTTCATTACATCAGGCTCGTTAGGTATCTTCTGGTCCTTCATAAATTGTGTCAATGGGTCTTTGTTATCACCACGAACAGTACGAATATAATAGGGTGAGTGACGAGCATGTATCCCGCTACTTGAATTAACCAGTTGTGATACTGTGCCCGAAGGTTTAACACAGCTGATAGCAGTAGCGACAGGGATGCCAAGGCGTTCAGCCCACTCAGCGTTAGTAATAACGGCGATAGATTTAAGGTGCTCAAGTGTTTTCTCCAAGCCAGCATTCTTTGTTGTCATCCTACTATTATCCATGATGCCTGTCATAGATACCCCTAGTAAGCGTTCCTCCTCTGTGTTCTTCTGCCATATCTTACGTAGGTAGGGGAACTTAGTGAACGATGATTGGATAGTACCAAGGATGGTAGCCATACGAACCTTCTTCTCTAGGTCACCAATGCTGTCCGTTGCACGTACAACTACCTCTGTTAAATTACAAAACTGCATCGGCCTTAAAATTATCTCCGAACATGGATTAGTTCCGAACTCATACGTTGCATCACGGCGTCCATTCTTAGCTGCCTGTACCTTAGATGCCTGACGGTTGAAGATACCACGCTCACCTGAGCCTGACTCAACCAATGCCATCCACTCACGCATGAATGATAAGCTATCAGGCTTCTCAGTATACGATACAGAGTTGTTAGCTAAGGCACGTTGCTTGTTATTCTCCCACCATGCACCTGACTTAGCGTGACGCATACGATCATCTGAGAGATTACTCAATGAAATCATAGCACTACGGCGAACACCACCAACAACTACTACCTCACCAATCTTACACATGATGTCGTGACACTCAAGAGATGAGAGCTTGCGGTTCTGTGCGTCCTTGAATGTCTTGATGACAAAGTTAAACAGGTCAACCAAAGGTGCTGAGCCTGATGCTCTACCGCCGAATGTCTTAAGCTTGGCACCTGCAGGGCGAACAAGAGACACATCCCACTTAGGTATCTCACCAGCATACAGTAGTGAGATCACTGCACGTAGAGATTTAGCCCAGCCTTCCTTGCTGTCCTTGACCACGATAGTTGTGTCACTATCAGACAACTCAGGAATATCAGGTAGTTTAGTAACTGCCTGTCGCTCTACGGAGAACCCTACACCTGTACCACACAGCAAGATAAACATAGCCTCATCAAAAGCTTTCATGTCATCTACTGGTAGGTAGGAACAGTTGTACCCAGCTGTATTGTCTCGTGCCATAGCTGGTCCAGCTGTCATCAAGGCTCTCATGCTTGGCATGACATCCAATGATAGGATAGCTTGCTCAATCTCTCTGATGTATGAGCTACTACCTGCGTTAGGTAATACGATATGCTCCATGTATCTTGATACTGTCTCGCCCCAAGTCTCACGCCTTCCCTCTTTGTCCAGCCAACGTGCATAGCGTGACTTGTGTATGAATGATTGGTAGTCTGTTGGTAGATAGTTATTCATCGGTTGTCACCTGATCCCTGTAATACACCACGTTCTTTGCGGCTGTTTAGTTTTTCCATATTGATTTCAGCTATCTCTTGTAAGTCACTTCCTATATGATTAGCAGTTACTGCTATGTAATACAAGACATCACCCAACTCTAACTTTAGTCCAGCAATATCTAACTTGTTACCATCCCTTAAACTCTTTTTTAATTTCTCAGCTACTTCACCTGCCTCCCCCACTAGGCCTAGTATGTTCTCTAATAACCTAGTGTCTCCTTTAGTTAGTACTAAACCTTCTGCCCATTGGCTGTATGCTGCTAGATCATTTAATAGTGAACCATCTTCTTTATACCTATCATTGTATTCTTCTATGTCTGTCTTGTACCTAAGAGAATCTATGTCTTCTTTAGTAATCATTTATCTCTTTCCTTTACTAAGATATTCTGTACGGTAACATCGTCTATATCATAGAATGTATCCACTACAAGATCACTAACGTCATCAGTGTGTGCATCTTCATATGATCCTAGTATATTATTATTCTCATCAATGTTGATTAAGAACGTGACGCTAAAAGACCTTACCTTCATCGGTGCTTCTCCGCTAGAGCTTCATTCATTTTACCTAAGTACCATGCAGCTTTGAGCATATCTTCTGCAGGCTTCTGCTTGTAACGGTAACGATGCTGATACTTAATCATGTTGCCGTGACAGTAAGCAATGAAACCATCCAAGCCTACTACTTGCTTGATGTAATCAATACATTCTACGCCACCCATATTGTAGTGGGCAGGGCGTTCAACTGGATCAAAATTAGTCATGCTTCACCCTTTGTTTTTGTATAAGCGTTGAAGTTTATTACCTCACCTTTAGTCTCTTGTAAAGAGCTATCTTCCTTGCTACGCTTATTAAGTTCTATCATCATTAGCTTGTATCTATGGTCGGCAACCCTATCAAATATATCCTCATCAATCTCCATTAAATCTAAGAAGGCACTGCATAAGGTGGCTACATAAAGTAAGTCTTTAAGAATCTCTTGGGGGTGAGAGAAGTTATCACCTACTGCTACCCCTGTACCTATGCTGCCATCCCATTCAGAAATATTATTACTAAGGTTTGTTGGCCTTATAATAAAAGCAATTTCATCATCTGCTAACTCATAGGTCATCGTTTTATCCTCTCGTACTTAAGGGGTATACGAACTAAACCTATAACATCCCCTGTTTCTTTAAGCCACCCCTCAGGTATAACCCTGTGCGACCACAGGAACCCTTGCTTGTCACACCAATTTGAGTATGTAGACTTAGCACCCTTGTAAAGCTTAGCCTTAGAGTTGCTAAATACAAGCCTGATGTCTAGCTCTGGGTGTTGCTTACGTACTTCCAAATGTTTATTTCTATCTGCAGAATCAAATAATCCCTTAGTCTCAATTAGTATACCATTGTCTAACTGAAAGTCAGGGGTGTAAGTGCGGTAGTGCAAGTCTTCCCACTCTATCTTCAGCTGCTCATAGCGAACAGCCTTCTGACACTTAGCAAGTACAAGGGAAGTATCTTTTTCAAGACCACTCCTGTACTTGCCTTTAGCGTGATACCGTTTAGTTCGCGCCATTGGCGTTAGCTTTTGCTAGAGAATGCTTTAGTTCTATTACTAGCCTATCGCCCTGTGCCTTTACACAATACAGCTGATAGTTTATATTTCCTTTGGCACTGCCATTGATCTGAATCTCCTTAAGCAACTCAGTCTGCTCCTCTGTGAAGTTCTCTGTGTCATATTCAATATCGTCTAGTGTAACCTTAGTCATGTCAGCTTATCCTTCTACGTAAGTATATTCTATTAACGGTGGTAGCTTTGACCCAGAGTATACCTTAGATGGTAGCTCCTGCAACTCAGGCCAACACTTCTTCTTATGGTCACACCATGAGCATGTCTTACACAGCTTCATGTTGCCACTTGCTTTCTTCCTAAACGTTTCTGGCTCAGGCTTAAAGCAACGCTCAAAGGGTTCATCGTTATTGATGTAATCAACTGTAGCTTTGATAGACTCCATCACCTCATCTACGTTAGCTGTCTCAGCAGTTACATATTTGAACTGCCCATTCACTTTGTTAATCACCCACCACCCACCAACGTCTTTGTTAGCAGCTACAGCGTAGCCTATAAGCTGGGATACATAGCCAAAGTCATCTGCATAGGCTAACGAATCATAGCTGGCAAACTTGTTGTCGTAACCGTAGGGTGTAGTAGATTTAACATCGTCTACCTTACCATCCAACACCATGTCATACTCGCCATTGATAGACGCATCACCTACCTTTAGGGTAACCTTATCGTTGTCACCAAAGTCAACGCCAGCTGCACGTAGTACCCCTTTGAACATAGCCTCAGTCCAATCACCCATCAACATGTTCAACATGAATGATGTAGGCTTCTGAACGTCAGTGTCTGGGTTGTTCTTAGAGAACCACAGCTGGCATCTAGGCCGCCCAATGTTAGACATACGTAAACGAAACTCATCCCGTGGGCCACCATTGAACTGCTTGTTGAGAGCAGCAGCCACATCAGTGGCTACTCCTTGTATTATCTCATCACTCATACTTGCTGTGCCGTTAATAGCTGACCTCAAGTATGCGTGTACTGATAGTTCAGCAGGGTGGATCATATGTCGAACTCTCGTACTTCAACAATAGAGCCAACGATCTTTGCATCAGCCGCTGAGAGGCTACCAGTTGCCGCCTCGTTGTGCTTACCATCAATCCACCTGTTAGTACCACCAATCCAATCAATGAAGTCTTGAAGTATCTGACTGTCTCCTACACCGTAGGCTACCTGCTCACCTAGTGCAGGCACAATGATAGCATACTTACCACCAGAAGGTAGGTCACGCTTAGCACTACCTAACTTAAGGGTATGCTCAACAGGTGTAAGCTTCTTGTTGACGATCTGATTGATAGATGCATCAATAGCTTTCATTGACTCAGTATTCTTCACATCCATTACGAATGGTATCTCTGCCTCAAGTCCTGAGATAGCATTGCCCATGTCATCAGTAGGCTTATCCAAGGTGAGTACACCAAGCAGTACACGCACACGCTTAACGCCACGGATGATTGTCTTCATCTCCTCAGGTAGTGACTGAAAGTCTTTGATGTACCCTGATGGTCGGCCAAGGTTAAACTTACCTGTAGTATCCTTTAGGTCTGCATTAAGGTTAGATGCTAGTAATGTCTTATGCATAGTCTTAGTATCTGAGTCCCATCGTTGCCACTGGTGGCGCTGTGAGAAGATACGTGTGGATAGTGTCTTACTAAACACAACTTCTCCATCAGGTAACGTTACCTTGTAAGCTCCTACTGGAACCTTGATGATGTCATCCCCTTCACTATCAGTTACAGTTAAGGCAGAGTGTACTTGGTTTACTCGTGCCAAGGTTGACTGTGACGATGCGCCACCACCACCAGTACTGATACCCATTGCCTCTGAAAGTGACATGCCATCTACGGAAAGTGCTATATCTGTGCTCATATTTATAATCCTTTATATATGATATTGGTTAAGAGAGGCTAGTTATAACCTCATACGTCATGTGTGTCAAGCCAATTAGGGCCAATCTTTGCCTCTAATAATAGAGGTACATTCATCTTAACTTTGTAGTAGTCATAGATGATTTGGTTTAGATCCATGTTCATAGAGTTGATGATCTCTATCACCTGATCTCTCTCGTAGGGGTGTATGTCTATGACCATTGAGTCATGAACACTGTTGACCAGAGTAGAACGCATAGGCATTAGCCTACTCTCTAACTCCACCAACACAACAGGTACTACATCTCCTGTTGCAAACCCCTGCACTGGATAGTTTTTTATCATAGTAAAGTTTGTTGGTAACCCATTGGGCCTCCTCTCTGTATTGGGGAAAGCATACTGCCTACCACCCACGTTAGTAATCTTCTGATACCGTATAGCCTCATTGCCTAGCCTCTTATGCCACGCTGCAATGCCCTCATACTTCTCTATGAAGTGATGATAGTACGCTGCCTCTGAGGGTGTACGGCCATAACCTGTAGCGCCGAACAGGGGAGCGAAGGTGTGCTCCTTAGCTTCCTGTCTAGTTGTTGCCTGCCCTGCATCACTGATAACCTTAGCTGTGTAGCTGTGTACATCAAAGCCTGATGCAATCTCTGCAATAGCCAATGCATCCTGAGATAGGAATGCTGCAACACGAAATTCAAGTTGAGCAAAGTCAGCCTCCATGATGTGCCCACCCTCCCATCTAGATATGAACACCTTCTTTACTGGGAACGTACCGCCTCGTGGCATGTTCTGCATGTTAGGGTTACGTCCAGAGAACCTGCCTGTGCTAGTGATGTGCTGGGTCAGGCCTACGTGAAGGAACCCATCCTTCTTTGTGTATACGGATATACCCTCAACGAATGCTGCAAGGTAGCTTGAGATAGCTGACAGGCGTTTGAGATCCTTAAGGAAATCTAATGCACTGTCCATGTTGTTAGCCTTAGCTGTGGTCATGAGTGTAGATAGATTGTCCTTACCTGTACTAAAGCCATTGGCACTGACCCACTTCTTATTGGGTGGCATGAAGCCTAGCCCAGCTAACTCATTGGACTTCCTTAGCTGGTAGCCCCGTGAGTCGCATGACTTACACTTGTTAGGGCGTGAGAACTTTGTGCCATCCTTCTTGATACGATACACACTGCCTGTACCATTGCAGTCAGGGCAGGTAAACGCTGTAGTTTTACGGACTTGTGTGCTGTTAGCAAACACTGCATCCCTGTACTCCTTGTCTGTCTTAGTGAAGTCGAACAGGCCAGCCCACTCTTTCTTGTTAACCATGCTGCGTGAGAACACAACCTGTGACATCTGCTCAGGGCTGTTGAGGTTGATAGGAGTATCACCCATAAGCTTACGAACCTTTATCTGTAGGCGTCCCTCTATCTCAGCCTTCTCTGTCTCGAACTCAGTACGCACAGATTCCAGTGCCTTCAAGTCTACCTTGAGGCCAGAGGAATACATACGAGATAAGCTAAGGCATACCTTGAATGTTATGTCACGTATGTTGATAAGAGATTCTGAGTCAGGCTTAGCGTAGTCCTCCTGCAATGCTACATACAATGCACGAGTGGAAGACAGGTCACACTGCAGGTAATACGTAAGCTCCACTAAAGGTATCTCGTTAGTGTTGAACCCTTCCTTGAAGTAGGCCTTGAGTGTGCCATCCTTCTGGAAGTCTAGGTTACGGCGTAGTGCACAGTTCTCTAGGCTAATGGACTTCTTCTTGTAGGAACCAGTAGGTGTGACCTCCATGTGGTTGCCCCGCATCAAGACGTATTCGGCTAGCATAGTGTCGTATATAGCACCACTATACTTGAAGCCACTCTCCCATAGCCACGGCATGTCATGCTGTGCATTGTGTAGTATCAACATGGTAGTTGCATCCAACTTAGTTTGTAGTAGCTTGGCCTGTGACCCATCATAGTCTTGCGCTTCAACGTGATCAAAGTTATAGATGTCTTGCTTACCTGACACAACTTCCTGTACACCTACTTGCACAAGCTTATTGGTTTCCTCGAAAGGATCGAGGTGCATCTTGCCACCCCTATGTGTTACAGTATTCTCTACATCAAGAACTAAGTCCATTGTCGCTCCTCTCTATGCTAAGTACTGTGCCCTAGCCCCATCTAACTCGCACGTAATCTTACCGTGCCATCCACCCTTAAGCTTATTCTTTGCAATGATCAAGTACCTTTGTGAATCATCTGCATCATCATCGGATACATCAAGCACAGGGTTCTTAGATATCAGTACCATAAGGTCAGCCTCTGCTGCCTTGCCTGTCTTACTACCCTCTAGCATTGATTGGTCTACATTGATCTTACCTTCTGCATCAGCTGATAGCTGTGACATCCATATGATAGCACAGTCGTACTGCTTAGCTATGTTACGTGCATGGATAGCAGCGTTCTTAAGATAGACATCTGACTTGTCGCTGTTCTTAACGGCAAACTTATCACCCATATCCAACACTACAATGTCAGGCTTGTAGGCCTTGATGATAGCCTCAACCCATCCCATGTCCTTACCTGTACTATCATACAGTTCTATCTGCTTACGCACTGGCTCATAGCGTGACGCAGCTAAGGCGTAGTTACCCTTGACCTCCTCCATAGACAGAGATGTAGCTGCACTTAGGTAACGTGCGCCCACCCGTTCATATGCCTCCTCATTACATAGCACCAAGCACTTAGCACCCTGAGAAGCAAAGCCACCCGGCGCACCTATCAGTGACGCATGGAAGGATGTCTTGCCTGTGTTGGGCCGTGCCCCTACGATGATCAGGTGACCACCACTGATACCCTCAACGTTCCTACCTAAGCTAGGGATGTTGAACTTCCATTGGGATTGAATGTCATTGGCCTTGAGTAGGTGATCAATCTCAATGTTACCAAACTCTAACTTAAGGTTAGGTGTGAAGTCATCCTGATATGTCTGCAATAGATTACGTACAGGCTCAAGGCTATCCAGTGACCCATTAACATAGTCGAACCCTATGTTAGCCAGCTTGTTACCTAGTACCTGTTGGAATAGTTTAGACAGTACCTCACTAGCTATCTCTTTGTTCATGGTTTCTTCACGGGATACACGCTTGAACAGATCGTTGTACACTTGCTTGTTTGCTGTAGTCATAGTGCTGTTGTTAGCAAAGAACAAAGCCTCAAGCTCAGAGGTAGTCAGGCTGCGTTCATACGTAGTCATAGCGTAGTCTAGTGTCTGCTTGATCTTACGCACATCCTTACTGAACAACTCATCAGGGCATCGGATACCCTTGTTGTTATCGTAGAACTCCTTGTCCATAAGGGTTCTTATTAGTGCTAGCTCCATCATTGGTCTTTCTCCTTAGCTATCTTGTACATACCTTCTGGTCTTCTATGAGAAGCAACGATGTCAGTGAACTGTTGATAGCTCATGAATAACATCTGATAGTCATCCATCTTCTCATCGTACTGTCTCATGTATACAATACCATTGTCGGCAATCACCATCTCTACATCTTCAAAGTTGTCGTTCTGATCTAGCGTAGTGATAACTGCTGCATCGGATTCAAACTCTACTGTAAACATTATTCTTCCTCCAAACAAAATGAACACCACGTAGACTTACTTGCATTACCACAACTGACACACTTACGCCAGTTATTGTTGTTGTTACGCTCTTGTGCTGCCTTGCGTTCATCTTCTGTCATAGGTCTAATCATTTCTCTAATCTCAATGCAAACCATGACACAGGGTATAGCTCCTTCATACTGTTACATATATCATTAGCTACTAGCCTAGTCTCTAGTTGTGTGTCACCTGAACACCTAAGATTGCACATATCAGCGAAGGCATCAAGGCTACCTGACCAGTACCACTCAGTCATCATTGACTGTGGTAGTACCATACGTGCTTGCTCTGGACACACTCCATTGTTTATCAGGTTCTCGTAAGCAACCAACTGCCTATGCCACTGCATATCTTGATCCATGTAGATGTCTACTACACCATCACTGCCCTGCTTCTTATCTTCTGATCTACCACGCCACTCTTTAGGCTCATAGAACTCAGGCTTACTGTCCACATACCTACGGCTGATCTCATTCCAGCGTAAGAACTTGTGCTTGACCAACTGCCTAGCTACAAAGACAGGAGCCTTAACATGGAAGGATGCGAAGCAATGCCCAAAGGGAGAGAGGTGTTTATGCTCAGCTAAATAGTGGATCAGCTTACGATCTCTATCTTCTAGTATATTATCAGAAAAGACAGACCATTGTGATTCTTTACCAAAGCTAACCCTTGCAGCATTAACCACTGACAAATCATTACCCATGTGATTTACGTATGTTACTTCAATCATTAGAATGGCACCTCTCCATTAGTGTTGCGTGGATCATTGTAGTAACCTTTAACTAAGTAGTGGTGTCTTGTGTCTGGTTCATCTGATACACCCTTTTCGTGTACTTTGTCAAGGCCCATCTCATGTAAGAACATTTCTAAGTCAGTCATACCATCTCCTTTAATTTCTCTATGTCGGATACTACACGATACTTTATATCATCGTCAAGCCTCAAAGCTATAGTTTCTACACCTGACCACAATTCTATTTCTTTCTTAAATATCAACGTCTTATGTGCGGCATCAGGGTCAAGTGCTACAATTACCTTGCTGTACTCACCTATCTTAGCCATATGCTTTAACGTTAAACTAGTTCCTAAGATAGCCATAGCTGATAAGTTAGGCACCATCTGATTAGCTATCATAGCTGACACCATGTCCTCAACTACAATCAGGGTGCTGTCCTCTTGCTTACCCACTATGTAGTAGTCTGCCACACCTGTGTACCTAAACCACTTAGGTTTCTTACCTGTCAGTGACCTGCCGTTAGCGTCAATCATTCTACCCCTGTGGTAAATAGGCAACACTATCCTGGAATCTTTGACATCATACATTAAGTTGTCACTAGGTATATTCCAATCATTAACGTACTCATAGAACAGGGGCGTCTCCCTTGGGCTAGGCTCCACCACATACTCAGGTATCACCATAGTCTCAGGCTCAGGTGGGCTAGACAGTTTATGTTTAGCTAGGCGTAGCTGTATCTCTTGTGCTGTCATGTTAGTGTGGTATGCACCACTCAGCGTACAGTCCAGCTTGTAACAGTTGTACACTATAGAGCCACCATCGTTTAGCACAGTGAACGTGTTCTTAGCTCTACAGCTAGGGCAGTCCTTGCGTAGGCTCTGTCCGTCACTGAGGTCTAGTGTATCTAGGTAGGCTCTAATGTCCATGTTATGTCTCCTCCTTTACTTTGTGTGCTTGGCGCTGGGCTAATGCACTGGACGCACCACTAAACGTGTGCTTGATGTATGGGTCTAGTGACCTGATGTTCTTATGCCCACTCACCTGTTTGATCTGCGTGACGTCAACACCAGCCTCAACCATCTCCGTGATAGCTGTACGCCTCATGTCCATAGCTGTAAGTTCTGCTGGTAGATCAGCGGCTTGCTTGATAGAGTTAATGTAAGTAGATATGTTTCCTTTCCTGTAAGGCTTGTATGACCCATCACTAGGGTTGATCTGTGGCGCTACAAAACTCTGGAAGCCAAAGCTCTTGTCTTGCTGTTTTAGCATATGCATCAGTTCATCGCTGATAGGTAAGTGGACGTCAGCGTTACGCTTACTCTGTGTCAAGTCCATGCGTTGCTTATCTAAGTCTATCTTATCCCATGTCATTAGTCTCATGTCACCTAGACGTTGCCCCCACTCGTAAGCCATATGGACTATCAAGCCTATGCTACGCCACTTCCATTCACCGTAGGCTGTGTCTAAGAATAAGTAAACCTGATCTGGTGTCCACATGACTTTGCGTGGCGGGTTAGGTACACGATCAATGCCTATCATAGGGTTGTGATACATTATGTCTAAGCTGATAGCCTTGTTGAATATGATAGACATGATAGTTGAGATCTTGTTAGCTCTGCTTACCCCCCTGTCTAGCCACTGTTCATACAAATGATTGGCACACTTAGTCTTGAATTTGTTTAGCCTAGTATCTCCTAACTTCTTGCCTAGCAGTGTGTGTGTACCGAGAGCAACCTTTAAGCTGCCCTCGTACTCCTTTTGTGTGCTACCCTTTAGTCTGCAAAAAGACTTAGAGGTTAGGTAATACTCTACTACATCCGACACAGTAGAGTTGACCTTAAGTTTAAGTATCATCATCACTCCTCTTTATGAATAGATATATAAAACTACACACATAGATTGCTATGAAAGGTATAGCTATGCCTGATCCTGCAATCATAGGTAGCCCTCCAAGCTGATCTGGTGGATGGTGTCTTCTAGGTCAGCTTCTAGGCTCTCATACAAGTCTATGTCTAGCAGGTTCTTACCTTCTAGCATGTTGACACTGTGATCCTCATTTAGGAACTCCACTACATCATATGACATGGTGTCTTCTTTCTCTATAGATAAAAACATACTACTTCCCTTCTACAAAATTAATGTGTTCTTTAGCCTTCACCATCTTGTTTAGCAGTGTAATCACATGGACTAGGTACTGCGTAGTCTCTGATGAAATGTCTTCATTAGTTGAATAAGCATCAAAGTAATCGCCAAATGATAAGCTTTTCATACACTCATCTATGATGAAGTCTACTTGTCCTTCAGACAACATACCTTCCCAGAAAGCTGATCCAGCCATATTATTCTCCCATTCTTTCATTGTGTATGCTTTCATACAGTTCAGGAAATGCTATGCGTAATTTCCATTCTGATCTGTCGATAGCTTTCATTTCTTCTGTGTTTAGCTCATAAGCTTCGTGAAGCATAAAGTCTGCGTCTTGTATAGTCTTCATAACGAACTTTAGTGTTTCTATTTGTTCAGCCTTCAAGAAGTGTGCCGCATTATCATACTCTAACTCTCGCATTTCACGATCTATCTCCCACTTAGGGCGTAGATCAAGTACTGGTGTTTCTGCTGTTTCTTTAGCAATCTTCTCAGCTAGTTTTTCATTAGTGCGTGTCATAGTTTTCTCTCTTTCATTTGGGTTTGTACTTGCTCTGCTATTCTCTTATTTACTGTAATAATAATCACCTGTCCAGACTTATCGTAGACTATCCACTTCTTTCCTTCTTGGCGTATCATTTTTGTCACTCCTCTCTGTACAGTTTCTTTAGTGTTACAGTCTCTACGTTACCATCATGCAATAAGTTTAGCATATAGTCTCCTATGTCAACTAAGCTATTACCCAGACTTCCAACATTCCTGGAAATTGGTTCGTCATAATACTTTACATGAACCTCAGTGCAAGTCCAAGTCGGTCTATCTCCTGTTTGTTTCTCAGCTATAAAGTCAGCCATCTCAGGCCAAGCTACTGTTTCACTATGCATGGTTGTCTCCTTCTGTTAAAAGTATCCGTTAATTAGTTCAGATAGTATCTTATCGTCTTCGTCTTCTACTATGCCGTACTGCTCCAAGAACAGTGGGTCAGCGTAGACACGGGTTAGACCCATTTTAGCTTCCCGTATGTAGCTGTCACCCATGTCGTATGAGCCGTGTGTCATGTCGGATTTGACTGCCACAAACCACCTAGCGTACCTGTTCTTATCTTCGTTAGCTGGTATCTGATACGTCTTAAGTACTCGCATCTCAGTGTTACCAAACGGCCCCTGACCTTTGTAGATTGCGTAGGGCTTATCTTGATTGCGGGACTTTCCCAGTAAATTCTTAGCCATGTTGTTTATCCTTTTGTCCATTCACGTTGAATTGTTAAACCTTTTTTTAGCATACTTTCAGCCTCTCTTGTGTCACCTCGCTTCAGCGTGTCTAGCGCCCATGATACCCAGCTTGACGCCTGATGTGATAGTATTCCTGGTTTTGGCTCAGCGTCAGGCTTAGGTGTATCCACTAGCGTTACTAGTGTAGCACCTACCTTGTTGTTATTCAGGAAGGCCATAAGGCAAGTCTTATCTACTGGCACTTCAACTGTATGCCAGCAACCTCTGCCTAACTGTTTATTTGCATCAGCTTGTGTACCAGCCCATTTGCCGTTGTCGTTAGTGTATAGCTTCATTTGTTTGTCCTAACATATTCTTGTGCTGCGTTAATAATCTCACCTAAATCTTCAGTTCCTACATAGTGAAAGTAGTCTGTTGTGTACGCTACTGCATCACTATGCTTGTACAATCTCTGAAGATGTACTGGCTTGCCTGTCCTCTCATCAAATAGTGCTACCTCACAAAATGTATCGGCTGAGTATTGCGCTATAGATAAAACGTGGTGTTCATCTATGGGTAGCTTAACATTGTTAAGGTGCTGGTTTACGTTTAGCCCTGCTGTCTGTAGCATCTATTTATTCTCCTAACCCTAAAGTCTTATCATGTTGTTTCTCTATCTGAGGTAGTGCAGTTTCAATTTCTTGTACTGTATGAGCGATTGCATACAGCATATCAGCGTCTAAGATGCTCTGATGATGTAAGTGCAAGTGTGTCTCTTCTCCATGTACTTCAACAATAAATGCATCCGACTCCATGTCCTCCACAAAGAATTGTGCCATGTAACTTGCTGTTATCTCACCATCTGTGTGGTCAAACACACTAACACTATAATGAGGTTGGTAGGAAGGATTACTCCAAGGATCAAAAGCCGCAGGCCATTTGCCATCTTCTTTTAGTTCATTTGAAAGTATCTGCTCATCATGTAACTTAATAGTCTCTACCTCACCAAACTCATTCAATACTTTATACGTATGCATTATTCATGCTCCTCTATGAATGCAAAGCCACCGCCATTACCTTCTTCATCTTGCGACAGTACAAACTTAACTTTATCGCCAGTTTCACCAAACTCTGATTGCAGTATAAATACAGGCCAATCATTTAGTGCGTCTTCATCCTTCTCCATATAAAAGTCTACAATCTTACAGCCTACTAGCTGTCCAAAGTATTTCTTATTTGCATCGCTCATTATACTAGCTCCATTACTTGTTTCATTATCTGCTTACCTACATCAGGATGAACTGCATTTCTCAGCACTTGAGCAGGGTCATGGTTACCGTCATAATATATGTTACCTTCATACGCAATACCTAGCCAATCTTTTAATTCTTCTGAGCCTTTAGCGTTAGATGTATTTATGAAATTCTTAGGGCTTTTTACTTCCTCTACATCAAAATCAAAGCTAGACCAGAATAGATGCCTACCTGCTTTCTTAGTAGGCTCCACCAAAGGTTTATAGTAAGGTATCACATTTTCTACTAGCCACAGTCCATCAAAATTATGCTGTAAGAATACAATCTCTTCATACAATTTCATATCTGGGTAACGTGCTTTCCTGTTTTTGCCTGAGCGTATCATTCTGCTATGGCTTTGGCATGGTGGACTAGACCAGATAAAGTCAAACCTTTCATAGTTTTGTAATAGATATTCGTGAGCGTCACCTACCACCACAACATCTTCTGGGTGCTGGTCAGCGTATACCTTGGCTATCTTAGGGTCATACTCTACAGCAGTAACGTCACAATTTTTCCAGGATTTTCTGTTACCGCCAAGCCCTGCGTATAGGTTTAAGACTTTCATTATACAAATTCCTCTGCTGTTTCTAGTGACCACAGATAGCTCACTTCTTCATGCATGGCTATGGCTCTCTCATCTACTGTGTTGTCATAATCGTTATCATCTAGAAAGTTTCCTAGCTTTTCCATTTGGCTTTCAGTAGCGTTAACAATTAGGTCACTCTCTTGGAACCATGCTTCTTTCACTTCGTTAAATGTCATTCTCATTTTGCTCTCCTTTGTCTCTCTGTTTTGACTATGTTCATACTTTTGTTTAATAGTAAATCACTAAATTAATATTTTACATATAGTGCGGCACAAATGCCACATGAT